AAATGAGACGTCGAAAATTATCTAAGCGTGGTTCTCGCCGTCTTTTTCGTCGTACCTCCAGATCTCGTCGTCGAAATTTTAAAAGAGTAGGACGAGGTGGATTTAGGATTTGACATTCTGATTTAATCCTGATACAATCGGTACAGGTGATTAATATGGTATGTTATAATCCTATTCTCATGTACCCGGTCATAGGAGCGTTCACGAAAAACGGAAAACAGCATTATAGTTTTTACGGCAGTCTTTCCTCTCACCCTGAACTTGCTAACGATAGCCGTTTCATCCGCTGTTCTTGCAAGCAGTGCATTGGCTGCCGGCTTGAAAACTCCCGTCAATGGGCTGTCAGAGCTGTTCACGAAGCCCGTACTTCTTCCTCGGCTTATTTCGTTACGTGTACTTTCGACGACTACCATTTGCCCCCCGATAGGAGTCTTAGCAAAAGATTTCATCAGACATTCATGAAAAATCTTCGTCGTGAGTATGGCAGTGGTATTCGCTTCCTCGGCTGTGGTGAATATGGTGAACTTCATGGTCGTCCCCATTATCATTACATATTGTTTAATATTGATTTCTGCGACAAAATTTTTCGGTTCCGCGCAGATGGTTATAACACTTATACTTCTGCTCGTTTTTCGAAAATCTGGAAATACGGTATGCACCTTATTGGCGAGTTTAGTTTCGACGCTGCTGCTTACGTCGCGCGCTACATAGTGAAGAAACAGACTGGTAGTAATGCTGCTGCTCACTATAATGGCCGTACGCCTGAGTTCATGCTTGCATCCAATCGTCCTGGCATAGGCGGAAAATGGCTTGAAGAGCATGGTGAAGAGTGTTATGCTAATGATTTCGTTGTCATTAACGGCAGGAAGATGCGTCCGCCTCGTTATTACGATAATAAGTTTGATGAAACGCATCCTCACTGGATGGAATACATTCGTAATAATCGCATTGAGAAGATGCTTCATAACTTGGAGAACAACACTTTCGAGCGGTTGGTCGACCGTTGTAGAGTTCAAGAAGGAAAATATAAACATTTTCTTGGCAGAAAACTTGACAAGGTATTGTGACTGTGTTATCATTAGGTCAGAAAGGAGATGTTTTATATAGAGAAATTTCAGTCTGAGCTTGACGCTATTAGATCCTATTGTGAACATAAAGGCATATCCTTTAACTTTATATTTAGAGGTTCTAAATATGCCGCGTACAAACTTAAACCTGATGGCTGTAATGTTATTCGTATTGATGATGATTATTTCGTATTGCCTAATACTACGCACCTTATGATCCGTAGATTTTTGATCGCATTAAGGAAAGGAGATTTAGATATTGAGACTTTATTCCATTTATGACGATAAGGCAGAACAATTTAGCCCTCCGCAGGTTCACCACAATGATATGCTTGCTCTTCGTGCTTTTCAAGGTATAGTGAATGATGATAATATGCTTATTAAAAAATATCCTGAAGATTTCAGTCTTTATTACATCGGTAATATTGGCGATTCTGATGGCCGTTATTATATTGAGTATTGTGAGGAATCCCTTATTCCTAAAATGGTTGGTCGCGCCATAGATTATTTAGAAAGTCTTGACTCTGTGCCGAAAGAGTGATAGATTAATAAAGAGCGTATCAGAAAAAGGACGGTCTCGAAAGAGATCGCCCTTTTTTTGTGCGCCACGCCCGCCGCGTCTAGGCGCCTGCGAAAGGAGGTGAAACTATGAAGTTCAGAACAGCTTACGACCCCGTAGAAGAGCATGATCATTGCGGTATTGAGTTCACTATGCCCTCCCTGACAGTTCAGGACGAGAAAGATGAAACTGATATCAACTACATCGTCAACAAGTATGCAGATGGTCAGAAAGGCATAGCTACTCTCGACCTCGGCGACAGTTCGCAGTATGCTTATCTGCAGTTCGGAGATGCAACACTTCCCGGTGACTACAGTACCGCTCTCGAACTCGTCTCTGGAGTTCGTGAAGAATTCTACAGCCTGCCCGCTTATGTTCGAGCGAAGTTCGGTCACGATCCCATGAATTTCATCAGCCAGTTGAATAACCCTGAAACGCTCGAGTATCTCCAACAACAAGGTCTGTATGGTAGTGATTATACCTCTGATAAACCACAACAGTCCATAAGTAGTAAACAAACACAAGAAAAAAATAACACTTTAGAACATAATAATGAAAAAACACCAGAATAGGCGGCACCGAAGCCAGTTACTTACTTGATGTAACTGGCGTAGGTGACGCAAAAATAATCTAAAACCTAATAATAATTTGCTTCAGGTTAATTATTAGGTTTACACTTCGAAGAAGGTGACATTTTGGCCAAAAAAAAAATAAGAGTTCGAGGACATCGCTTCAGCGATGCTCCTGCAATGTACATGAAGAGAACTAAGTTCGACCGTTCTCATGTTTATAAGACAACTTTTAATTCCGGCAAGCTTATACCTGTATTCGTTGATGAGGTACTGCCCGGTGATACCACTAGGATGTCTGTCAATTATTTCGCTCGATTGGCTACTCCTATTAAGCCTATCATGGATAACATCTATCTGGACTGGTTCTTCTTCTTCGTTCCCAACCGCCTTGTCTGGGACCATTGGCAGAACTTCTGCTTCGAACAGGAAGACCCTGATGATAGTACTGATTATGTCATTCCTACTGTCTCTGCTTCCTCCAAGGTTTCGAATTCTCTAGTCGGTAGTCTCTGGGATTACTTCGGGCTTCCCGTGAATACGACCAATAACTTGTCCGGCATTAACGCCCTTCCATTCCGCGCTGTTTATCTCATCTGGAACGAATGGTTCCGAGATGAAAATCTCCAGAAGTCTGTGAAAATCGAAAAAGGCGACGCTAATCGAGTGATTGACATTAATCGTATTTCTGATCAACCTTCTTGGGTCATGGATTCTAGCTCCACTGATGCTTTCCCTGGGTTCGCCTGCCCTCCTCGCGGTAAGCGTCATGATTACTTTACTTCGTCGCTGCCTTGGACACAGAAGGGACCCGGCGTATCCATAGGTCTTGCCGGCACCGCTACATTAGTCGACCCTTCGCCTGTTTCGGGCTATTTCGTGCAGCAGTCTAATAATAGTCTAGGCGCTGCTCAGCTCTCTGGAGATGGCGGTGTTCATAGTGTCTATACTGGAAGCGGTACATTGCAATATCAAGGTGGTTATGATGTTTCTATAGCAGGTCACTCCGTTAATAACTCTGGTCTAGCCACCGTCACTGCCCAACCCGGTTCTTCCTGGCTTTCTAAGTCTGCTTATGCCGATCTGGATTCTTCCAGTATTTTTACCATCAACAGTCTCCGCACCGCATTTCAAATGCAGAAGTTCTATGAGCGACTTGCGCGCGGTGGTAGTCGGTACACTGAAGTGCTTCGCTCTTTCTTCGGCGTCGTTTCTCCCGATGCCCGATTGCAACGTCCGGAGTTTCTCGGTTCCTTCACTAAGATGGTTAACGTCAATCCAATAGCTCAGACTTCCGCGACCGACACCACCTCTCCCCAAGGCAACCTTTCCGCTTACGGTGTCACTGCCGCTAAGTTCCATGGCTTCACTAAATCTTTCGTCGAACATGGCTATATTATAGGCTTCGTCTGTGCCCGTGCCGATCTGACCTACCAGCAGGGTATCAATAAGATGTGGCTTCGTTCTACGGTCTATGACTTCTATTGGCCCACATTCGCTCACCTTGGTGAACAGGCTGTTGAGCTCCGTGAAATCTACGCCCAGGGTACTGAAGCTGATACTACTGTGTTCGGCTATCAGGAGCGCTACGCTGAATATCGCTACAAGCCTTCGCAGATTACCGGTAAGTTCCGTAGTTCTGTGACAGGTGGTAATCTCGACGTCTGGCACTTGTCTCAGTTTTTCAGCAACGCCCCTACTCTCAATGAGGAATTCATCACGGAAAATCCACCCATCAAGCGCATTATCGCGGTTCAGGATGAGCCTGAGTTCCTTCTCGACATAGGCTTCCGTTATACTACTGTTCGTCCTATGCCTATGTTCGGTACGCCAGGCCTTGTCGACCACTTCTAGAAGGAGTTGATTATATGTCATGGCTCTCGAATACATTAGGTAGTGTCGCTGGTTCTGTTCTCGGATCCGCTGTACAGAATCATTATAATTCCGCTAATGCCGCACAGGCTAATGCTTGGAACGTCGAAAATTATAAACATCGTTATCAATGGGCTGTCGATGATATGCGTGCCGCTGGTCTCAATCCTGTTCTTGCTGCGACCAATGGTATAGGCGGTTCTATTTCTGGAGCTTCAGCCGCTTCTGTAGGCATGAGTGATATTGGTTCTACCATGAACTCTGCTAGAGCTGTCTCTTATACACATCTCCGAGCCCACGAGACAGGCAGAAATCTCGT